CCTGCAGCTGCAGCTGGTCCGCATCGATCTTCCCCGCCCGCGCGCCCTGCAGGCGTCGCTGGTCCTCCCCTTCTCGCCCGCTTGATCCGAAAGGTCGCCCAATGGCCCTGACCCCGCTTCCGCACGGCCCGTCCGTCACCCGCAAGACCCAAGGCGCCATCGCCCTGACCGGGTCAAAGAATACGCCCTGGGGCATCGTCGCCACGGCGCCCGGCGCCGGCTCCGCCTTCCCGATCGGACAGGCCGTTCTGGTCGATGATCTGGACGCCGCCATCGACGCCGCCGGCGCGGATGGAACCCTGCGCCCCAGCCTGGAAGCCATCGCCGCTTTCGGGCGCAGCATCGGCGTTGTCGTCGTCGTGGCTAAAGGCGAAGGCGAAGACGAAGCCGAGGTGGCGGCCGATCAGGACGCGAAGGTCATCGCCGGCCTCGAGGCTCTGCGCCGGGCCGAACAGGCGACGGGCGTCCAGCCTCTGATCCTCGCGGCCCCGGGCCTGGCGACGCAACCTGTCACCGTCGCCCTGGAGACCATCCTGAACCTGCAGGACAGCTTCGGTTACGCCCGCGCCATCGGCGAAACGCCGGCGGTGCTCGACGCCTATCGCTCGGGCTTCAGCGGGCGCGGCCTCATGCTGCTGGACGACTTGGACTTCCTGGCCTTCGACGTCGTGGCCAAAGCCGACGCCCCGCGGTTCATCGAAGCCGTGGCCGTCGGGATGCGCGCCTGGCTCGATCGCGAGATCGGCTATCACAAAACCATCTCCAACGTGGCCATTCCGGGAGTCACGGGCGTCACCCGCTTCCGCTCTTGGGAACTCGGCAGCGCCGACACCGAGATGGGCCTGATCAACGGCATTCCCGTCACCGGCGTGATCCGCCGCAAGGGCTTCCGTTTCTGGGGCAACCGCACCTGCTCCGACGACCCGCGCTTCGCCTTCGAAAGCACCGTGCGCACCGACCAGCATGTCCGGCGCGTCATCATCGAGGGCGTCTTCCCCTACATCGACCAGCCGCTGACCCTCTCTCTCGCGCGCGACATCATCGAGAGCATCAACGCCCTCGGCCGCCGCGAAAAGCAGGAGGGCCGCCTGGCCGGCCTGGAGGCCTACCTCGCCAAGGGCAACGCGCCCGATCAGCTGGCTCTGGGCCGCCTGCGTCTGGGCTACCGCTGGACCGGCTACGCGCCGCTCGAGGATCTCGGCATCGAAAACGTCATGACCGACGAATTCCTGATCGACTTCGCCCAGCTGGCCGAAGCCGCCTGACACGGCGGCTCCGCTTCCCTCGACAACACACGAATTTCGCTAGGAATCCCCGATGCAAATGCCTCGCCAACTCTATGACTGCAACGTCTTCGTCGATGGTCGCTCGACCATGGGCGAGAACAAGAGCGTCACCCTGCCCAAGATCGCCGAGAAGCTCGAGGCGTGGCGCGGATCCGGCATGATCGCCGAGATCGATCTGGCCGTGGGCATCGAGAAGCTGGTCCTGGGCCACAAATACGGCGGCGACATCCCGGCCATCGAGCGCACCTTCGCGGATCCGCGACTGGACGCCGCGCAGATCCGCTTCGCCGGCGCCTACAAGAACGGCGCGGGCTACGACGACGTCCAGGTCACGGTGCGAGGCAAGACCCACTCCATCGACCGCGGCGACCAGGCCACCGGCGAAAAGACCGAGGTCAGCTACGAGACCACCTGCGTCTACTACAAGCAGGAGCGCAACGGCGTGGTCGAGTTCGAAATCGACAAGCTGAACGGCGTCCTGATCGTCCACGGCGTCGACCGCCTGGCCGAAGTCCGCGCCATCATCGGGCGCTGATCGGCGCCCGCACTTCACCTGGAACCTTAAGAGCCGCTCGCCATGACTGACGCCGCCCCCGCGCCCGAAACCGAAACCGCCGCTGTCGCGCAGGCCGATACGCCTTCCGCCAGGAAAGACCGTCCGACCCACGACGCCGGCGGCCGCCCGATCCGCTGGGTCGATCTCGACAACCCCATCGTCCGCGGCGGAAAGAAGATCTACGAGATCTACCTGCGCAAGCCCTTGGGCGGCGCCCTGCGCGGCACCAACCTCAACGACCTCTACAAGATGGACGTCAACGCCTGCTCCGTCGTGGTGCCCCGGATCTCCGAACCCAAGATTCCGCAGGACGAGTTCCTCGCCATGGAGCCTGAGGACATCGCCTCAATCTGTGGAGAGGTAACGGGTTTTTTGCTGACGAAGCATCAGAAGGAATCGGCTGGCCTCGAGTCCTAGAGGACGCCTGGGCGGACATCGCCCTCGTCTTCCACTGGCCCGCTTCCGAGCTCGATCACATGACCATTCGGGACGTGATGGAGTGGCGCGAGCGGGCCGTCGAGCGCTGGAACCGGATCCACGCGCCCCCGCCCTCCTGACCGCCACCCCCGCCGCGAGACCCTGATCCATGGACAAGAAACTGCGCCTGCAGCTGATCATGGACGCGGCGGGCAACGCCACCAAGTTCATGCGCGGCATGAAAGCCGAAACCGAAGTCGCCGGGGCGGCGGTGAAGGCTACCCGCGACAAGATCTCCGAGCTTCAGCGCACCACGCGCGATGTGCGCGCCTATCGGACCCAGCAACAGTCCATCGTCTCCAATAATCTGGCGCTGACCGAGGCCCGCCGAAAGGTGGAGCAGCTGCAGATCCAATACGGCATGGCTGAAAAGCCGACCCAGGCGCTGACCAACCGGCTGCAGAAGGCCAAGGGCGAAGTCACCCGTCTGACGACCGAGCAGCAGAAGCAGATCACCACCCTCAAGGAAATGGACGGCCGCCTGGCGGCCGCTGGAGTGTCGACCTCCGATCTGACGCGCCATGAAGCCCGCCTGAAGCTCGAGACCGACCAGGCCAACGGCGCCCTTAGGGTCCAGATCAGCCGCGTGACTGAACTGGCCGATCGTCAGAAACGCCTCGATGCTGCGCGCGACCGTTACGACAAGACCCAGGCGCTGGCCTCGACCACCCTGGGCGCGGGGACGTCGGCCGTCGCCGCCGGCGGCGCGATAGGCGCTCCGCTGTTCAAGTCCGGTTCCGCCGCCGTCAACTTCCAGGACGCCATGCTGGACGTGAAGAAGGTAGTCGACTTCGACACCCCCCAGCAGTTCGCCGAGATGAACCGCGACATCCTGAAGCTGTCGAAGGATCTCAACCTTCCGGCCGAAGGCGTCGCGCAGATCATCGCCGCGGCCGGCCAGGCCAAGATCCCCCGCGGCGAGCTTGTCGGCTTTGGGCAAGACGCGGGCGAAATGGCCGTGGCCTTCGACTCCTCGGCCGAGGTCGCCGGCAAGATGATGGCTACCTGGCGCACGGCCTTCGGGATGACCCAGCCTCAGGTGCGCGGCCTGGCCGACCAGATCAACTACCTGGGCGACAACGGCAACGCGACCGCCCTGCAGATCTCGGACGTGGTGACGCGCATCGGCCCGCTGGGCGGCGTCGCCGGCCTCGCCGCTGGAGAGATCGCGGCCCTCGGCTCGACCATCGTGGGAATGGGTGTAGCCGAAGAAGTCGCAGCCACCGGCATCAAGAACACCATGCTGGCTTTGACCAGAGGCGAAGCGGCGACCAAGAAGCAGAAGGATGCCTTCAGCGCCCTGGGCCTTGCCGCCACCGATGTCTCCAAGCGAATGCAGGTCGACGCCGGCGCAACCATCCTGGACGTGCTTGAACGCGTCCGTAAGCTGACGCCCGATCGCCAGGCCTCGATCCTGACCCAGCTGTTCGGTTCCGAATCCGTGGCGGCCATCGCCCCCATGCTGACCCAGCTGAAAGTTCTTGAAGAGAACCTGGACGCCGTCGCCGACGCCCAAAATACCACGGGCTCGATGGCCGCCGAGTTCGCTAACCGCATGAGCGGCGCCAAGACGGCTGTGGGCAAGGCTGACCAGGGATTCAAAGCGCTCGCCATTCAGATCGGCACGAACTTCCTGCCCCAGATCAAGGCCGCCGCCGACTTCGTCAGCCGGATGACCGACCACGTCTCCAAATTCGTCGAGGCGCATCCCAACGCGATCCGCGTTGTCGCAACCCTGCTGGGCGTCATCTCCGCCGCCCTGATCGTCTTCGGCGGCCTGGCCATGGCCATTGCCGCGGTGCTGGGCCCCTTCGCACTGTTGCAGCTGGTGCTGACGCAGGCGGGAATTCTTTTCGGCCCGGTAATCGCAGGCCTGACAGGAACCGGCGCGGCCGCCGGCGGGGCCGCCGTCGGCATGAACGCCCTGCTGTGGCCGGTCCTGCTGGTCGTCGCCGCCGTCGCCGCCCTGGCGGCCGGCGCCTATCTGATCATCCGGAACTGGTCGACTATCGGTCCGTGGTTCGGGCGGCTTTGGAACGGCATCCGCAACGCGGTCTCCAGCGCCTTCAGCGTGATCAGCGGCTATATGGTAAACTTCACCCCGCTCGGCTTCTTCCTCCGAAACTGGGGGACGATCACCGGTTTCCTGAAGTCCCTCTGGTCCGGTTTCCAAAACCTGACCGCCCTTGGATTCGAAGGCCTGCAGGCGCTGTTCCTAAGCTTCACGCCGCTGGGCCTGATCGTCAGGAATTGGGAACCCGTCACCGGCTTCTTCGGCGCACTTTGGGAGGCCGTGAAAGAGACCGCAGGCCTCGGCATCGATCTACTGAAGCTGGCGATCCTGAACTTCACCCCGCTCGGCTTCGTCATGCGCAACTGGACGCCGATCGTCGGCTTCTTCGGCGCGCTCTGGGGTGTCGTGAAAGACATCGTCGCCCGCAGCATCGATCGACTGGAGCTGGCGATCCTGAACTTCACCCCGCTTGGCTTCATCATGCGCAACTGGACGCCCATAGCGGGATTCCTGGGGTCTCTCTGGTCCGGCGCGCAGAACCTGATCGCGCGTGGTTTCGACGGTCTGAAGGCGCTCTTCTTCAACTTCACGCCCCTGGGCCTGTTCATCAGGAATTGGGGGCCGATCACCGGCTTCGTCACCAACGTCTGGAAGGGCCTGGGCATGGCCGTCGACACCGGCGTCGGAAAGATCAAGAGCGCGATCGCCAACTTCAAGCCGATCAATGACTTCAAGGCCGCCTTCGCCGAAGTCTGGACCTGGATGCAGGAACTTCCCGGCAAGCTGTTGAACGCCGGCGCTGACGCCATGCGCGGCTTCACCCAGGGCATTCGAGGACAGCGCGCCAAGGTTCAGGCGGCAGCAGCCGAGGCGGCCGGCCAGGCTGAGACGGGCGCGCGTCGACGGCTGGACACACACTCCCCCTCCCGTGTCTTCGCCGCGATCGGCGGCGACGTGATGGACGGCTTCAGCCTGGGCATCGCCCGCGGCGCGTCCGGCCC